TGACCTGTCTCTGAAAATATTGTTGTTGAATAATCAGTTCCTGCACCACTTATGGAGGCATAATCATACAAACCACCTCTACTTACATTACCTCTATATAAATTAAATCCAACAGTACTTCTAAAGGAGCCTCCAATAATATCTCCGCCTGAGGTAATGCGCATTCTTTCGGAGCCAGTCGTTCCAATTTCAAAACCATCGTTTGAATGATTGTATTGAATATAACCTCTAAATGCTTCGCTTCCGCTTGTTCCGTCTGCAAAGAATAAACAAGAAAATGCATTTGTGCCAGCGGCAATTGTTATTCCATTATTTCCGCTACTTGTACCTACAACCAATTGATTTGCAGCCGCGTTAAAATTTTGTGGCGAACTTGTCCCAATCCCAACGTTGCCGCCTGAGGTTAAAAACATTCCACTAGGTGAGGAAACTCCAGCTGGTCTTAACCAAATCCCATTGCTTCCTGTTGTTTCAATAATTGAATAGGAACCTGAAACTTCACCAATAAACATTGAGTTACCTAACAATGCTCTTCCAGTAGACCTCAAAGTACCACTAACGTCTAGTTTATAGCCAGCGTCCGTTGTCGTGCCGACAAGTAGGTTGCCGCCGCTGGTTATTCTTGCACGTTCTGTGTTACTTGTACTAATTCTTAAATTAAAATCAGAATCTTCTTGAATTACTGATTTTATATTATCTCCATCATACCATCTTATTCCTGACCAAAATCCACCTAACGAATTTCTTGATAAAGCGATATAAGGTTGAACTTGAGTTGAACCATCGCCTATTGTTAATGTAAAACCACTTGAAACTGTTTTTAAACTATTTGTACCAATGCCAACACTTGTACCGTTGTCAAAAATCTGACTATTCCCAATCGTTGTACTGCCTGTAAACTTAGACAAATAGTTAGTCGTTCCTGTTCCTGTTACTGGGTTAGTTAAAGCGTTTTGCTTGTTGTTAAACGTTGTCCAATCAGTTGATGATAGGAATCCATTGGTAGAGCCACTTGCTTGAGTAATACCTACCTCACCGCCACTTGCAATAAACAAAGGAGCATTGAAAGTAATGGCTGGCATCTTTGCGTTAAACGTAGACCAATCCGCTGCACTCAAAGCGCCTCGATTTGTCGCGCTTGCCGTTGGAACGTTTAGCGTTATTACTGGCGTTGTTGTTCCGTTTGCAACGCTGCTTGAAAGGTCGGTGCCGCTTGTGCCTAGAGTTAAAGCTGCAACGCTTGTGACAGTTCCCGCTCCAATATCTGTTCGAACTTCTGCCGCCGTTCTTTTATGCACAACCCCACCGCTAAGCGTTAAAAAATCGCCAGCCGTATTTGTAACGCTAGACAATGCAAGGTCAACCAATGAGGTACGGCCGCCAACAACGGTCATTGCGTTTCCGCTGCCACTTGTTTTGCTTACATATAAAGCCTCATTGGCTCCGCCTTTAGTTACTATGATTCCGTAACCGCTGCCGCTTGTATGGTTAACCGTTAGCGTGTCACTTGAGCCGTTGTTTTGAAACGTGCCACGTTCTGCCGTTAAGTCGTGCGTGCCTAAATTAACGTCTGCCGTTGCGCCTGTGTAAGGGACGAAACCTGTTAATCCTGGAAAGGTAGCCAAAGAGCCATCGCCTCTAATATATTGCGCGGTCGTGCCAGTTGCCGTTACCGCTAGAGTTCCAGCCGTTGTGACTGGACTATTTGCAACGCTAAATGCCGTTGGCATAGTTAGACCAACGGACGTTACTGATCCAGTCCCGTAGGCCGTGGAATCAACCGAGCCGTCCGCTTTTAGAAATTGTGCAGACGTTCCGCCAGCCTTTACAAAGGTGCCAGCCAAAATGGATTGAGCGCCAAGGTTAACCGTAGTAACGGCGCCAGTATAAGGAACATAACCGCCGCTGGAATTTTCCCATTTAGATGTTGACGAATTATAAACCAAAACTTGGCCATTGGTTGGCGCCACAATTGTGACATCGCCCAATTCGCTTAAATTTATGTCGGTCCTATCTACGTTTTCCCATTTACCCAAGGTGCTATTGTATTGCAATATCTGACCATTGGTTAGGCCAGCAATATCGACGTCTGTTAAACCAGCCAAACTTTGTGGCGAACCTTGAAAAAGCGTTGCCTTGGTTGTCTGTTTGTTTAGTCCGTCTTGCCAAATTAAAACAATATCATTGTCGCCAACACTTGCCGCAATGGGGAAATCTATAAACCGTCTATTTGCCATATTAATTTATTGGGTAAACGTACGCCGTCGGTACTTGTCCAAAGGTAATTCTTGCCACGCGACTTGCCAAGTCGTATTCCCAGCCAATGACTTGCAAACGGACCGTTGAATAGCCAGTATAAAGCAGTTGATTGGTTATATAACCAGTTCCAAAGGTGTCTCCTTTGCGTCTAAATGAACCCTCTAAGCGGTAACTTAAAGCATTGTATATACTTAACACATTACGCGCGTAACAATCGCGCAATCGCGGCGAATAACCGCCCAAAAGCGCTTGGTTTTCGAACGAAATATTTGTTTGCGTGTAGGTAATGGTTCCGTTAGCATTTACTTGCAACAAAAACGTCGAGGTTTGGTAATTGTTGCCGTTCGAATCCTTTAAAAAGACCTGAATTTGTACGTTTGCCTCGCCTGTATAATCGTAACCGTTAAAGGTTATCGTTACATTTCTTTGCGTGCTGCTAATTGTTGTAACTGACACATTTAATTCAGCGCTTGGCGGCGGTGGATTGCCTGACAAACTGCTAACTAAAATCGTAACAGAATCAATTGTAAACGTGCTGGCTGCCACAAATTGGCGCTGGTATTGACCCGTTACGGTTCCGCCTGAGAAATTAAGCGTATTGCTTCCCAAGGTGTCAGTCAATCGATTAACCTGGGTAACTGCACCGCTTGGAACTTGAATAATTCCTGGCGTATCGGCCAAAGACTTCTCAACAAAAACAATGGCTGGCAAATCGCCTATTCTAAGCCAGTTTTTTGACGCAGTAATACAAAGGTCGCTAAACGTTAAAGTATCGTCGCGCAAACTCGTGTAAGCCCTAGCAGTTTCGTAAACCTTTTTTACTTCGCTTGGGTTTTTCTTTCCTTCAAAGGTTGGAATTATTTTTGCCGCGGTTACTGTTGCGCTGCCAGTCTCGCCAAAATACTTTAATTCAATTGACAAAAAGCCAGCCGTTGGCAAGACAAAACTTGAAAGTTTAAACTTGCGCGTATCGTCATCTTTTGTAGAGTAAAAAACGAAAGTGTTGTAAGTTTCGTCCCATGCCAAAAGGTTTAAACTGCCAACGATTGTAGTCCCTAAATACCTGGTAGTTCCGCTTGAATCGACGTGCTTTACTGCAATTCCCATACCGCTAGCCAAAGTCAAGTAGTTAATATCAACCTCTAAGTCCAAACTTAATCCAGCAAAGTCCAAGAAAATTGGCTTTGAAATAATTGGCTGGTCAGTTTCTTCGCCGTTAGGCATGAAACGAATATCCCAAGAAACGCCTTGCTCGTTGTCGTAACCCGTTTGGGCTGGAATATTATTAGGGAAAATTTGAATTACTGGCGTGTCAGGATCAGGCGTAATCGTCCAATCGTAAGGCTTGTAAGGCCCCTCCAAAAACCAACTAGATTCGTTGAATGATTCGCCATTTATAATTATTGATTGCCCTAAATCGCCTTGCGTTAGCGTCAATTTTTTAATTGGTCGCTGATATTGTAGCAACTGGTCGCCGCCTACGGGAATCCAATTGGTTGCCGCGTTTGTTTGGTCGGCAATTGTTTGGATTTGTTCAGATTCGTTAGAATAACTAAGTATCGACTGATTAGTTCCTGAACTAGACAAAGCAATAAATTTGGAATCGCCATAAGTTATGCAAGTCCATGGGTTTAATTCGGGCGCAGTTACTAGCGTCCAACTTAATGCGTCTTCGCTTATCGCAATTCTATTTGTGCCAGCCTGGCCAATGGCTACAAAAATGCCGTTTCCGTAGGTAATGCCAAACGGAACAATTGGCGACATACTTGTTGCAGTCCATGTAATCCCGTCGGTCGAGTAGTAAGTTCCACTTGTAAACTTTCCCTCTGCAAATGTAATGGCGTTTGAACCTAAATTAACATTTACCCCAGTCCAACTTGTTCCATTGGTCGAATACATGACTCGGTCAGTTCCGTTGCTAGAAATAGCCACAAATTTACCATTACCATACGCAACCGATTGCCAATCGTTGTTGGCGCTTGGTGTCCGTTGTGTCCAGTTAATGCCGTCGGGTGAGGTCATTACCCTATTGCCTGGCCCACCAAAAGCAACCGCAACAAAAAGGCCATTGCCGTAGGTAATCGCTTTGGCTTGTATTTGGAATGCTGGATTATACCTTGTCCAAGTCAATCCGTCTGTTGATACTTGCACATTTGTTACAAATGTACTTCCCGATAATTCACCGCCGACCGCTACAAATTTGCCATTTGCAAAAACAATACCCGACAAGCCTGAGGACCCAATTGTTACGCTTGTCCATGTAATGCCGTCAGTTGAATGCCGTAAGGTTGTGGAACCATTGGAAACGGCTACAAATCGGCCGTTGCCGTAGGCTATGCCGCTAAATGGAAAAGACCCAGCGCCATTTGTATACCACTCTTTAGCAGAGTCAAAAGCGTTATTTACAAAACTAGAAATAACTGACCCGTCGACATAACTGTGAACATAAATAGTCGTTTCGTCAATGTTTCTCGCTATTGGTCGCTGAATTAACCAGCGGCCATTTTTTTGCATTAATATCCAGCCAAAAGTTCGGCATATTTCCATCAAGAAATCGTAAGCGTTTAAGCCTAATTCGTCAAAAGTAAACTCTTGGATTAGCAATTGTTCGCCAACTGCTTGGTCAAAAATTGACTTTGTGTTATCCATTACAAGGCCCTCGTAAAGGTCATTGCAAACCTCAATGTCTAGATCTAATTCTAAGCGGTTTAATTGCTCAAATATTAGGCTGCCAAGTTCGGTGTCTACGCTTGGACCAACCAAAGCAACCTCTTTAAGTTGTGCCAGTCCATCGGTTGCAGTAACGACAACAGGGTAAGGAGGGTCTTGGAACGGCTCGCCAGTAATGTCGTTTAGCAAGTAACCTTTAAATACAACGTCGCCCTCAAATTTATGCACAACTAAAAACTCACGATCTGAATAACTAAAGAAATTCCTAAAATCAGTTGTTTCGGTTGAGTAAAAACTAATTGTAAACGTGGTCGACATAATCGGCGTCGTGAGGTCCTCGTTGTCCTCGCGTTCGTAAGTATGCACCGCTGGAACGTCTGTTGCAATCAACTCGGTTGACGTTCCAACAAAACCGTCTTGGTAAATCTCAACGACGTTTGAATAGTTGTCGATGTCTTTAAATGGAATCGTGTATTTTAAGCCGTATGCCATTGGTTAGAATTTTCTTGCTCTTGTTTTGTTTGCTCTATTTAACGTTCCAACTAAGTTGTCGCCGCTGATTGTAAAGGTAACATTTCCCCCCATCATATTTTGCAATTTGCTTAAAGGTGCGATAACCTCAGGATTTGTGCGCGCGCCTGTATACTCACCAACAAGCGCTGGCGTTGGTCCTGACACGATACCGCCGTTGGCAAAAGGAGTAAGTCCACCAATTCCCATTGATTTGCCGCCTTTTAATAAAGCACCAAAACCACTTTTTGCGCCAGCCGCTTTACCAGCGGACATTACCGCGCCGCCAGTTAAAATGTTTAGCGTTATTGCTGCAGCAATTGCAGCGGCAAATCTTATTACCATTTGTTTAAGCGCATCGAAAATGCCTTGGAATGATATTTTACCAGTCTCAGCAAGTTGCCCAAGTGCTTGTCCAAACATATCTCCAACTAATAAAGCGGCACTCATATTTTGAGCAACCAATTGGGTTTCGTAAGCCATTTGCTTTTGTGCCTCAGTTGCTGCGTTTAAACGTAAAACCGCGTCCTCAGGAATAATAATGCCTGGCATTGTTGCGGCGATTTGTTTGTTCATGTTCAAAATGCTAGCAGATGCGTTTTGAATCATATTTAAACGTTCGGGCGTTACTTGTTTACTTACGTCCGTAGGTTGTCCGCCAAATGCATCCCTTTGACCTACATTTTTAAGCGTTGCGTTTTGAGTCTTTAAAAACTCAGCCGCCTCTTGTCTTAGTTGTTTTATTCTTTGCTCGTGCGCCCTTTGTCTTGCAGACGCTTGCTTTTCAACTTCTGCCGTGTTTTGTTGAGTTGCCGCCGTTGTGGTGGCAGTTGCTGCGGCCAATTCTTGCTCGGATGCCGTTTGCTCTTTTCTTAATTTAATATAAGTTTGATATAAAGCCTTTGAGTCCTCTACAGTATGACCCAACCTAATCATTTCATTTAAAAACTTGGTTTGTCCTTGCCCACTTGTTACAAATGAATCGCTTAAATTATCAAATTGTGTTGCAATGTCCTTAATTGTAACCTCTAAATCGTCTGTCGAATCATGTACTTGCAATAAATATTTTTGTGTTTCTTGGCTAAATTCTGCAACTGGCTTAAATGACAAATTCATTTCCATTACTTCGCCAAAGTTTCTAGCAAAAGAAACCAAGTTATTTAAATCTTTTATAAGCCAATTAATAAATCCGCCTGACGAATCGCCAATGTCTTTAAATAATTGAGTTATATTGTCACCTAAATTTGAAAGTGCGCCCCCTGTAGTTGCTGCAATAGCCTCCATTGACCCAGCCACACCTTCTAATTGTCCAAGGCTTAATAAATATTTTTGTATTTCTTGATCTGACTTCTGAACCTCAGTCGTTATCCCTTTAAAAGTAAACTGGACAACGTCACCTTGCTGGCTTGCTTTAATACCGAACTCTTTTAATCGTTCAAATTCGCCGCTTTGAGCGTCCAAAATGGCTTCAGTCAATTGGTCAAATGATTTACCAACAGACGAAGCAAGGTCTCCCATTGATTTCATTTGCTCCATTGTTGGAATAAATCCACGGTTGGCCAACTTTACAAAGGCGTCGGTTAATTCGTTTACTTGAAAAGGTGTCGACGATGCAAATTTTACAATTTGGTCCATTGCTGCTTGCGCGGCTGAATTACTACCAAGTGCGGTCGTTAAAACCGCCTCCATTTTTTGAAATTCAATCGTCGTGTCGAGGATTTTTTTACCTAAATTAATAAGTTGATCCACGGCAAAAACACTTGCCAAAGTTTTACCAACGTCAGAAAAAGCGCCCGACATTTTTTTTGTCGAGTCAATTGATTTATTGTTGCTTTTTTCAATGTTCGACCCCATATCGTTGACCTCAGATTTTAGGTCGGACATGGCTTTGTTAAAGTCTTTTAATTGGGCGACAATGTCAACGTTTAATTTTGCGCTCATTTTATGGTCTTTGTTACTGTGTCAAAATTTGCTTCTTCTTCAAATTTAAGGTTTTGCCATTGTTTGCCAATTTCGTAAGCCTTGGCTTTCTCCTCAGCGGTCGGAATAACAATAGGTTTTGCGTCTAATAAAGGGATGCGCCAGTATTTATCGGGCTTTTTAATTAGGTCCGATTTTTTGGTAACGTTTACATTATTTAACTGCACCCAAAGAGTTCTAAATAAATTCTCCTCTTTGCTTTGTCTTATTTGGTAACCGTAAGCGACAGACTGATATTCGGCGAATGACATAAAATAAAAGGAGTTAGGATCAATTCCCAACTCCCCAATGGCATAATGGCAAACGTCTCTAAATGTTATTTTTTTTTTGACTCTCCAGCGTCTGCGCTAGGATAATCAATTTTATTAATTGCGCTAATTCCACTCATAATTACAACCATTACATTACTAACCTGGTCGGCTGGGTTAGAATCTACCCAATCAATTACATCTAAATAATCCAAATTAAATTCTTTGTCGTGGTAAATCGCATCAACGTACAAAGCGGAGTAAATAAATTTTGCAATTGCTTTAATTTGACCAACGCCTGGCGTTGTCAGTTGCTCAATGGTTTGCTGCACGTCGTTTCCTAACGTTTCGCTAAAATGCATTAAAGCACCCATCCCGAATTTGACGGAATAGGTGCTGCCATTGATTGTTATTATGGTTCGGCCTGAATGATTCATGGGCCTAATATAATAGAAATTAAGTAGATGCTGGTACTACGGTGGCTTTTAGTAAAGGACCTTTGCCAGTAAATTCAACGGAATAAGTTACCGCTGCTTCCATTTCAGCAGAAACGCTGATTGAAGCAACAGATGCATTGCCGTAAAATACAAGGTCTCCAGCCACATTTGTAGTAAATTTCAAAGCAACAACAGTTCGACCGCTTAATAGGGTATAAATGTCGCCAACGTTGTTTGTGTCGTCAAATGCAACCAATCCGTCAGTAGAAACGGACCAATCGCGAAGACCAGCGATGTGGTCGGCCCAGCCGCCGTCGTCTTTGCAAGTTGCATCTGCAAGGTCAACGTTTACAGATAGTTCAGAAGATGTGGCGCAGCCAATCATTACGTTATCAAGGTAAACGTTTAGTAGCGTGCCGTTAAATTTGCCAGTAGTAGCCATATTTTTGAGAGGTTAATTCTATTTTTTTTTAAAAATAAAAGGACTTGCAAAAAATGCAATACAATAAAATTTAAGTGTAAACCAAAAAGTTGCCGTCTTGGTCTATAATTATTTCTAATATTTCGTCGATAATAAAACGCTCGGCTGGTAAAATAGTTGGATAAAGACCGCCAACCCCTTTAAAGGTTGCCGTAATGCTTGCGGCTTGTTCCATTGGAGCCGACTGGCTCAACGATTCAATCGTTGCTAATCCAATAAAAGTTAAATTGTCTTCTTGTCCAGCCGATAAATAAATGCGCTCGCGGTTAATGTAAGCGTTATATAAATCACCAAAAGAAAAGCCGTCTTGGATGTAAAGCGAATCGCTAGACAATGACCAAGACCCAAGACGCGAAACGTGATCGGTAAAAAAACCCGATTCGTTGCTGGTTTTATCCAACTGGCTCATTTCCGCTGATAAATTGTAAGCCGTAGACTTAGCCACGCGGTCAAGTCCAACAGTTACAAATAAAGCGGAGCCGTTAACCTTAGCCATCAATCCAATTTTCAATCGTTAAAATTTCACGATGCACAATGTTAGTGTCCGTAATACTTGAAAGGCTAGTTTGCTGCACAAGTTTTGCAGTTACAATTTTGCCAACGTCTAGCGGTAAATAGTTTTCAGGATAACGGCAAACAATTTGCAAAATTCCGTCTGCTATTGTGTCGGCGTCAATGCGTCCAAAAGGCGCAATGCCAGCTCTTTCC